AACTCTTGAGCCTCTTTTAAATTTGGCTCATCTTTTTGGTTCTCGATGATTTTAAACTCTGATGTTTTTGTATTTATTTCTGTATTTGTCATATCCTATATTCTCATGGATTTGGATTATTGTCAACCTCTTTTATTACTTTTACTTTGTATGGGTTATCATTCCAATCGGTTCTAGTTTCTACAACTACATCTATTGGAGTTTCAAGAGCCTCGGTCCTCGGATATAATCTAATAAACTCTTCCCAATGTGCAAATGCAAAATCATTCCAACAACCTTGACTACAAAAGTGTGACCACATATTATTTGCGTTCCATTGGTTTTGAGGAATTTTTCTTGTCCTCAAAACCTTTGAGCCTTTGACCCCTCTTATTCGATCTTGGGTGTGTGACTTATGACACTTAGGACCATGACACCAATTATAGTCGCTCATCTGGGTAACCCCACAAATATTAAAACATGAAACAACACAATCATTAATATCCAAAATAAATGCATATCCATTAATGCCTCACTTTCCAACTTGTAGTCGCAGTTCTATATCCATGAGCGTCCATGTCATAATAGACATAATAGGCAACGCCTTTCTTTGATGTTCCATATCTAGATTTATCATCATGTTTGCCTTGTCTTGTTATGTGCTTTTTATCTTTGTTTGAGTAGTAGGTTATATAAAATGTTTTAGTCATATTTAATTATCCTTTCTAGTAGGGACAATATAGGATTGTCCCTACTTTGTCAATAGTTAATTCAAACTATTTTGTGCCATTTGTTGTCTTGCAATAGCGATCTTTTGATCTCTAGTTAAGACCTCTTTATCCTCTAATAAACTTGCAAGATTATCAGGGGAATAAATTGAAAGAGCAAGACTAGAACTTTCATTTAACATTGTTTCATTTAAGACAACGCCAACTTTGTCGGCTAATTGTTTTGCCTGATCGAATGTTCTATAAGATTTCAAACCTAATCTTACTTTCTGCATTTTACCCTCAACATAAGAGTATAATTGTTGATGTTGTTTGATAACTTCATCTGCACTCGCAACATACATCTTAAAAAAGTTTAATGTACTTTCATCAACTTTGAATTGTCTTGAATGACAATAAGAACTACCAATAGTCCAAAGTTTAAAATCATTTTCCCACTTGTGAGCAGGTTTTTGGATTGATTGATCTTCGTTAGATGAATTTTGAAAACCCAAATAATGATTTACTGCGCTTTCATCAGCATAATATTTTGGATTTCTTTTTGAGTAATCATCATTAATTGACAAATGAAAATCTGGATTTAAACCTTTTGATTTTAATTCATCACGATAATATGCTCTTGCAAAGTTTCGACCCATATTAAATCTAATATGAACTTCATCTGTTGCGTCATACTCTCTACCCTCATCATCAACTTTGGTAATTGGTCTTGAAACATAGAAACAATTATCCTCATACAATTCACCACCACTTCTATTATATTTAGAAATCATTCTACGAATTGTATCAACGTCTTCTTGTGGTTGATGAAATCTTACAACCTTTTCAATCTGCTCTTTTGCCTTTTCACGCATAAGATCATATTGTTGTTTTGCTTGATCTAATTTGTCTTTTACTTTATCTTCGTAAAAAGATTGAAAT